GTATCTTTATCTCTTATCTTTTTAGGGAAGGGGTCTTTTATATAAACATCTGGATCTGATTTCCCACTAAAATACTCATACCGTTCATGACGGATGTTCTTCCTCTGCTGGTCTGCTTTCTTTCTTAAGAGGAATATTGTATTATATAAATCAAAATATTTTGCATGAAGAGATGGTATATTCAATGATTCAGTATGTAGATTATCAGGATCTATTTTGGAATCTGCTTCCCACATCTTCTGGAGCGACTCCAGATCAATCATAAATCAGTTCCACTTAAATCAGTTAGGTCGTATATAGTATACTTGAAAGATACGTCTGCTGTAAAGTATTCTATATCTGTATCTGTAGCATCAAAAGTCAAAGTTGTCAAGGATGTAGGCCACAAGTCCTTAAAATTGACATTGAATTTTGCTACCATATTGCTTGTTAGTATCTGAAGAGTTCCATCAGAATATACGTTCTGTTTATCCTGAACATACCTTCCTTGCGTCAATCCACCTTTTGCAAGGTCTCTAAACTCTTGAGTACTCTCTGGAAATCCTAATCCTCTAATCCAATTTTGAATCTCCATAAAGTTTTTAAGATTCTCATCAACTAAAAATCTTAAAGTTAAATCACCAAAATCAACCTTATCACCTGGTGTAGGAATGTCTCTTAAGTATGTTGGTTGAGTTGCTTCTCCCAAACTTATATCAGGGATATTAGCCTGATTGCACATAAAAGCAACACCAGGACTTCTCTTCAAACTAAATTTAAACCCTACAGGTGCTAGGAAATTCCTATTCTCAATCTGCGAGTCTCTTCCTCCAGTTGCCATTAGTTCTCATCTCTATTGATTTGCTCTTCAAGTTTTGCTTTAGCTGCTTTAACTCCAGCAAGTCTCTCTTCAAGAGTATCTTCCCAGAAGTTATACATTTTTAATTTTCTTTTTTGTCGATCCTCTCGACTCATTTTACTTTTACAAAACATGGTAGAAAGCAGGTCTCCTACGTATATTTAGATAAAAAAAAGACCCTCCCGAAGGAGAGTCTTTGGTGTAAGAGGATATATATCCTTTCTTCTTACATGAGGTTCTTAACAGCAACACGCCTGTAGTAGCGGTTCTGGTTAACGTTAAGGTTACCTTGACCTTGGTTGATGCCTTCAGCGAATGGGTTTGCGACAATGCCGTAGCGAGTCTTAAATCCAATTTTTGGCTGGAAGGAGTTCTCACCCACTGCACGAACCATCTGTAGAGGAACGTAAGGGCAATAGAACAGACCAGCATCATAAGGAGATGAACCTTTGTATCCAACAACGTAGTACTGATTACCACCAGTTGGAGCACCGTTTGCTGCGGTTAGGTTTGCAGAATATGGGTCAATGTATACTCTGAATTTACCCATAAGCGTACCAGCAAATGTATTACCAGTATCATCAACGTTAAGATTAGCGTTGAGTGCAGGAGTGTAGTCAAGTACACCAGCCATGGTTAGAGCAGAAGCAACGTCTGCAGAACACATGATGATGTTACCCTTTCCACGACGAGTTCTTTGTGCGATAGCGTTCGCATCTCTCTCGATCTGGAATAGAAGTCCTTTGAACTTCTCAACTGACCATCTACCGTTTGAGTCAACGTCTAGGTCAAATGTACCAGCGTTTGCTACGTTTTGTACAGCACCTTGCTCTGCAACCTTGTAGATAGTTCTGATAACTTCACGGTTAATTTCCGCAAGGATCTCAGTACTAAGGATGTTAGCAAGTTCTGCCTCTGCATTCAAGCCATGAATTGCTTTCAAGTCTTGAGCGAGTTCTAGTGAGTACTCTGCCTTGAGGGCTCTTGATTTCGCTGTAACAGTGACTTTCTCGATTGAGAATGCCATCTGGTTGAAGGCATTTGTAGTTGTGCCATCAAGTTTTTCAGCGTCATCTGTACGCATACCCTGACCAACGTTGTAGCCAGTAGATGCAGCAGAACCAGTTGGGTTCAATACAGCAGGGTTAGTTGCACTAGCACCAGTTGTACCCATACCAGCCTTGGTATCGGTCATTCCGTTGGTAGCATCGAAGCCGTAATCCTGTCCTGAATATGCAGAATCTGCTTCGTTATAGAATGCTTCGGTTCCATCCATGCCATTTGGTCCTGGACCAACATAGCGTGAACGCATTGCGAAGATAAGTCCAGTAGGACCACTCATTGGTTGAACACCAGCAAGATCGTATGCAACCAAGTTTGGCATTGCACGACGGATCAAGCTGATCAACACAGGATCGAATCCTGCAGTTGGGCCTGAATCAAACCCTTGAGCACTACCACCAAAACCAGCACTTGAACCAGAATTGGTATTACTGTTTGGTTGTTCTGCAAGGAATGACCCTGACTGAGCAAAATCTGTTTGCTCTCTTAAAAATTTCTCTTGGTTTTCGAGCAGGACTGCGGTTACTGCCTTACGATGGTTGTCTTGTATTGGATCAAGACCCTCATAGTCTAGAAGCGGCTTCCACTTTTCCTGCAACTGTTCTGATTGGAACATTTGCTTTTTAAAAAGGTAAGTTTACGTTTGAATTAATATTGAATTCAGTTACTTAAACTGAGATAATGTTTTAAGATATGCACCCATAGAACCACTAATTGATTCTGGTGAGTTATCTACACCTTCTGAAAGGTTCTCAGCTTTAGTTGTTGGTGCTGCGTTAGGGAAATAAGATTCCTTAAGAGTTACCAACTTTTCACGATAAGATTCTTCACTCTCAAACTCTACACTTTCGGAAAGTGAAGCGAGCTTCTCCTTCTGAGTGGCTGCAAGCCCATCAGAAACTGATTCGAGGATTCCATCTGCAACTGACTCTGCGAGTCTGCTGTTTAGGGAAACGTTCTTCTCAATTTGCTCGTTGAGTTTTGTTTCCATTTCATCTAGTTTTTCTACCATGCTCTCAAGCACATCATATTTTTCTTCAGGGATTGTTACATAATGTTCTTCAAAAAGACTCTTCATTCCACTTAGGAATGACTCTGACATTTCGGATTTGAGACCTTGCTCAACTGCAAGTTGATTCTCAGTGAACCATTCGTCAGCAACATACTCAAGATAAGAGTCAACACGTTCGTTAAGTTCTGCTTTGACTCCTTCTGTTTCCTCAGCTAATTTTTCTGAGTACTCTGTTTCAAGAGATTCTTTGATTGCTGCAACTCTAGAAGTAATTGCTGCTTCAAAGATTGTTTTTGCTTTCTCTTGGAATTCTTCAGAGAGTTCCTCACCAGCAAGTAGAGCATTAACATCTTCTTCGATGTCAAACTCTGCTATGGTTTCGGTCTCCTCTACAACTTCCTCATCAGTAGTTTCTTCTTCAGCAACTACTTCAGAAGTCTCTTCTTCAGCAACTACTTCATCAGTAGTTACCTCTTCTTCTTCAATTACAGATTCGTCAGATACTACTTCTTCGTTAGCACCTGGCTTTTCGTCTTTGGGAAGACTTCCTGATTTTGCACCTTTGTTTACTACATCCTTAACTTGCTTAAGTGATGTACCAGGTGTTTTTAACTTTGCCGAGTTATCGTCGGGTTTGTAGTTATCTGGTGTAGGCCCTCCAAGATCCTCAACACTAGCACTAGTACCGCCAGTTGTGAGTTTGGGCATTGGATCCCCTGCCTTAGCGTTAGCGTTAACAGCAGTCTTGGATTGTTGAGTGCCTACTTCCATTTCTTGTAAATCTCCACGAGACATTTGAACAGCTCCGATTTTTCTGTAATTAAAATCTATATTTATTTAGAAGTTTAAGAATTTACAATGATTTTATGAAATCATTGAATAATCCTAGTTTATGCTCATCGAGACGTTTTTGGTCTACTAGAGTATTGATTGTTCTTCTGGTTTTATCTGCGAACTTCTCACGCAAAACTCCACCATCCCATACCCATTCCTTACCTTCCATGATGCCTTGAACAAAAGCATCAGGTGCAGATGGATCAGCAACAATGTCAGCAGCAGTTGCTAACATAAAGTCTTCACCAACTTCCATGAATCCTTCTTTGTTCTGTGCAATTGAACCAATTCCACGAGAAGAAACTCCTAGAGTAACACCTTCTTTCAAAAGTGACTCTGCGATTTTACCCATTGGTGTAGATAAAATCTGTGCCTTGCCTATAAAGTTGTTACCTTTTTGTTCCAAGGAAACAATTTTATGGGAAACTCTGTCGAGGTTCACGGTTGGACCTTCGGGATGACCTAACTCACCCAAAGCACGACCTTTTTTGATATACGCTTCAGTATATCTTGCAACCTCTTTCTGCATAACAGGAAGACGATACATTCTCTGATTACGATTTACCGTTTCAGTCTGAAGGAAAGGCCCTTTAATATAAAGAGTCTTCTTACCACCTCTACTTTCGGTGATAACTTCTACAGCTTCAATTTCTTCTCTAATCAGTTTCATTATGCATCCCCTGAAGTTTGAACTTGTTGATACCAAAGTGCTCCAGTGCCATCTGCTCCATAGGAACTTACGGCAATAGATTTATGTGCTACTGCATAACTGTTTTGAGTATAAGCAGTAGAAATTCCACTACTATTTACATCACGCAGATGCAATTTAGCCTCACTATACCCATTAGGAACATAATCCTCATTAATTCCTGTAATTTCTTTGTGACTAAGATTCCAATTAGAATCATTAGCACCTGTTATAGTAATAAAATCATTCAAATTAAATGGATTTTGTTGACCTTGAGGTAAGGTGATAATAGTTGTAGTTCCAGAAGATTCAATATTTTGAATCTGATTCATACGAACATCTAATGCTATAACTTCAGGTTGTGAAGTAGTAACAACATAGTCAGTTGCAGCTGCAGTTGCAGTTCCTGTGCTTATTGCTACATGAGCAGAAGCATTAAGAGCAACAACTCGTAAAGCATTCGATTTTACTGCAAAAGTACCAGATACTACTGCAGATCCTTTTGTAATTGCAATGGAAGATGCTGTTCCAACGGGTCTATGTGCCATTATCGTTAAAAGTCCATTTAGTATTTATTTATAATCAAGCTCCTTCAACCTCTTCAGAGTCAGGAGTATCATCTACTTCCTCCTCTTCAGGTTCTTGGAACATGGTGTTTGCTACGTCTGGTCTTACCGCATCAACTTTTTCAGCAGATTTTGCAAAAAGCAAATCTTTTATTTTATCGCTGATATTAGAAGGTGACTCATCGGCAGCAATCATATCCATTAATTCAGTTTGAGTAATGTCAGGCATGGTAAAGTATCATATTATAAAGTATTTATACGTATGTTCTAAGATAGTATTAATGAATACCACTCTTCGCTCATACCACTGATGATATTATCAGCCGAGTCTTTATCTTCCGCATATCCTTCTTCAATCAGATGCTTTAACACCTTCTCATAATTCTTATATGCTTCTTGGGTTTCCCGTGGAGTCGGCTTCATTTTTAATATCTAATTTTTTCTATTTATATTTCACCACCCTTCGGCAACTCTGTTCTACCTGCATCTTTTGCACCATTAAGATCTGGTTCCATAATTGGAGCACCCATATCCATTCCTGCTGCACTTTGATCTAATGGCATTCCTGTCTCTGGATCTACTGGTATAGATGGATCAGGAATAGTACCATCCTTAATTTCCTTTTCAATAATCTTATCCTGTTCAATAATCTCCTCATCAGTCTGACGAAGGATCTTACGTCTTACATAATCCTGAGAGAAATACCTTCCAACATATGGTTCTGCTATTTGAACGCTATTTAATCTCTCATTTAATAACTCAGATTCTTTCAATTCTGAGAAGTGATTGTCATATAAGAAGTCATATTGTATATGTTCACTCATCGTTTCCCAGTCTTCTGGAGTAACTACATTCTTCAGAATTAACTGTGTTTTGAGCATATCATTGAACATATTTGCAAATCTTTTACGCAAACGTGCAACGAATTTAGTGAATTTTAATTCATCTCTTAATATCTCTGAGGATCTTCCCAAGTTGAATCCTCCTTCTCCGTCCATTCTTGATGGGGGTACATTGAGCGACCTATATAATTTCTTTTTGAAGTACTCAATATCCGTGATTTCAC